CATTACTGATCCGTTTACGGGAAGTTTGGAGAGTCTTAAGCTGATAAGCAGTTGACTGGAAGAAAATTCTTCTCGGTTACTTGCTAAGACGCTAGAGATTCCAAAGCTATCTGCCAGTCTTGGTTTGTTACGTATCGAGAAAGCTTCCCCGACCTCGTCAACATCCTGAAAGGGATGTATTGAGGACGCGGCGAAGTGGCACGGTCGTCCCGAATTCTTCGATTATTGTAATTACTCAGGTAATTCCTCTCTTCACTATGATTGATTTGTGATCTGAAAAGATCTCATTGATAATCGTAGGAAGTTAGAAAAAACCTCTTTAAGCCATGTGGACTTAGTCCCACGGCCGGGTAATAAAATAAACGATGAACGAGAAGCTCTCGCTACTGTCAAGGATACAGTTAATCTTGGTGCCCTCTCCTTTAAAGAAGAGGCAGCCGGAAAAGTTCGTGTCTTTGCAATGGTGGATATATGGACTCAGTCCGTATTGAAGCCACTGCATGATGCCCTATTCCGTATGTTTAAATCATTGCCAAATGATTCTACTCATAACCAGGATGCTGGATTCAAACGTGCAATGGAGAAATCTGTTTACCGCGGTAAGGCATTTTGTTATGACTTGTCCGCGGCTACAGATCGTCTACCAATGATGCCTCAAATTGCTATTCTGAACTCTATCTGGTCTCGCGACCCGTTAGAACCGGAAGCAGTTCGAGCGACATCTTTTGGTGACGCCTGAGCACGTCTACTCGTAAATCGGGACTATTATCTCCCAGCACGCCCTCATCTAGGGCTGCTGGAGAGTTCGTCTCTCCGATACGCAGTAGGACAGCCTATGGGGGCGCTCTCGTCCTGAGCGATGTTAAACCTGACGCATCATATGATAATGCAGTATTTGAATATCTCTATTTTAGGGAAACCCTTCTACTGACATCAGAATTATGAGGTGTTAGGGGACGATATTGTTATTTTTGATGACAAGCTCGCTGATGCTTATTTCCATTTGATGGAAACTCAGCTCGGCGTTGGTTGTAACAAAAGTAAATCTTTATTGTCTCCGGAGAGAGCAGTGATTGAATTTGCTAAGAGAGTGTCTATTGACGGAGTGGAAGTGTCAGGATTTTCCTGGCGCCAAGCTCGATCATTGGACTCTCTTTTTGGTAGAGCCGCAATGGCCTGAGATTTGGTGACACGTAAGATCCATTCGCATCCGATGAGAGTGATAAAAGCTCTCACTGGGCGCCAATGGTCGAACGTTGACTCTTATCTCTACTCTCTCTTATCTATGTGTTCTAACATAGTTAAGAAAGGGTTCTTGCCTCTGGACTTGTTGGTTGACTATTTAATTGATCCCAAGAATCCTTTTAGATTCATTGGAGGTCGTATAATAGGAAACCTAAAGCCAGGTCCAC